CAACGTTTGTATTTCCAGCAGTTGACAGGATGTCTCATGAGTAGCCGCCACCGGGACCAGGATGTAAGGACAGCGCATATTGGTAGTTACTACCATGTTGCGATGTCTCCTCAAACTGGATTCCGGAGTGCTACTCAGGGTACTGTCAGGAGTTGTGATGATTACGTCGGACAGCGCGATCGTGCTAACGATTTCGTGCTTGACGAACGTGATTTTCACTTCATCCGCCTCAATGGTGAGTGGCGTAATGAATCCAACGTTTTGGTAGTTGGATGTTACGACATGCCATGTTCACACATGGAACCACAAGCCCCCAGCCCGTTGTCAGACAGGTACGGCCTATTGGACGTACTTGACCTGAGCGACTACGCTTGGAAGGTCTTGGCTAACACCAATCCTAATAAGCCGGAATATAGTATTCCGACTCAGATTGGTGAGCTTGCGGAACTGCCTTCACTCGTTCGTGGATTTGGCAACAGCCTTCTTGCGAAGGTAGCGTACGGGCATTTAACCTGGCGCTGGGCTGTCAAACCCATGTTGAGTGACTTTCAAAAGATGATGAATTTCCAGCAATTGTTTTTGGACAAAATGCGGGATCTTCGCCAGCTTGAGAAAGGGAAAAAGTTGCGGAAAAGGTGCCACCTAGCCAAGGACGATTATGATACCGGTTGGGGGGTAATTGATTACCCCTTTGAAACCGTTGTCACTTCCGTCTGGGGCGTCGAACGTATCACATACCGCATGCGGATGTGGGGGACCGTGTCTTATAGACTCGATCCATCCTTTGACTGGCCTTACTGGTTCGAATATTTTGGAATCGACAAATTGTCGAAAAGATCCAAAATGAACGCACGGTCTGCGCGAATGCGCAACTATGCGGAGAACATCATTAAGGGAGTCACTGGTTACGAGACGTTGGCTGCTGCATGGGAACTTCTCCCATGGAGCTGGTTGGCGGATTGGTTTTTGGGGATCGGCGATGTTATCGCCGCCTGCAACAACACAATCCCTTTAACCTGGGGATCCATCTGTGTTATGCGGACTTCTTCGGCAACGAAGGAGTTCAAAATAACACGGATACCGGAGTGGTGCACTGCTACAGTGCCCCAGCCTTCGGTTCGGATTGTAAAGGAACGGTATGT